ATTCACGCTGTGGTTGTGGGGTGGTGTAGAGGGGTTCAGCGCCATCATCTGGCTCGTTGAGCAAGTCAATGATGTTTCCTTTTGCGCTTCGCTTTATCCACGCCACAGGCTCTTGCTCTGGCTGTGCCAATCGTTCTTTGAGTGCGGCGATGGCTTCATACATTTGCGGCTCAAAGTCATCTAATATCCAGTATTCTTTATTGACAAGCTCAATGAACTCAAGCGCCAGCTTCATTGCTTCTTTGTCAGTCATGTGTTCTTCTCCTTGAGTTTGGCTGAAATTCTTTGTGCAATGTGCCGCTTAAGGTACAAATCTGGTGTAACGGTAAAACATTCTTCAATGTCTTCATCGCTTAAATCGACCCATGTGCGCTGTGGTGGGGTGGTGTACGCCTTTAGCCGCGCAACAACATCAATGCTTGTGTGCCCATCAAACTCAAACATAGCACATTCAGTTTCTGGAACATCAAACAAGTTCCAATCCTTTGCTTCGTAATGATTGCTGATTTGTCCGTTAGGCAAGATCGCAACAACAATGAACCAACCTCCACCAAAGCACAGTTCGCCATCGTGATGTCGCCATGATTTGTGAACAGAGCATTTACCCCCAGCCGACCATTCGTTAAACAATGCGGCGTTGTATGCCTTGCGGAACTCGTACAGTTCATTAAACGTGTGATAGCCGTCTGATGTGTTTCCATCAATCGCCACAGGCTCTTGCTCAATCTCTTGCCCTAACCTTTGCATCTCACGCATGGGGTCTTCCAATCGTTCTTTGAGTGCGGCGATGGCTTCATACATTTGCGGCTCAAAGTCAGCCAATATCCAGCCTTCTTTATTGACACGCTCAATGAACTCAAGCGCCATCTTCAATGCTTCTTTGTCAGTCATACTTAATCCTCCGCTAAATTGCATTGCCAGTAGTGCAGTTTTGTCATCTCCAAAACGCCTATCACAGTTGCAGTAGTCATGTGGTCATACTTTGATGCATTGATAACTTCACGCAACTCATTCATCAAATCCTGCCCCATTGCTTTTTGATCGGATGATGGGATAACTGTCAGCTTTGATGTTGGTGTCATGTTTCCCTCGCTTTCAACGGACACCAAGCTGGTGTGGATTCAAACTGCGCCCCGCATCCCCAAAGGATGTTTCCATACCCGCCTTGATTGTGTTGAGGGTGCTGGCATTCTTTCCAGCATTCGCCATGCCCACGATGGTCATGGGCAAAAGGGCAATCACGGCAGTCTGTTACTTCAATTTCAGCTTTCATGCTTCCCTCGCTTTCAGCATCATGTCTGCAATTTCGTAAGCCGTTTTTGCAAGCTGTTCGTAAGATGAACCAACGCTGGTTCTTAACATAGCCTTCGCCGCAAAGTAGTCTCGCAGGGTCATGCCTTTGAACCATTGCACTTCATCACCAAGGTCAATTGATTGCGGAAACGCTGGCCCACCTGTTTCTTTATTCATCGCTTCATCCCCCTGATGTATGCGGCAAAGCTTGCCACTGTGTCACGCCCAAACGGCCCAGTGAACTTGGTCTCCAACTCCACAGCCACCTCTTCCAAGGTGTCGTTGCGGTGCAGGTGAACAAACTCTGCTGGGTGTGAATGGACATCCATGTGTGCGATCTGTTTCTTGCGCCAGCCGCTGGTGTGGTTCCACTGGCCCTGCTTGAGCGCTAGTTCCTCAAATGCTTCGTCTTCTGCGTCTTTCATGTGTTCTCCTTCAGCCAAGGCAGTTTTGTTTTGTCTACTCCGACACACATCCAGTATTCATCTGGTGCGCTTCGGTCTATGTCGATTTCTTGCGCCTCTGTTGTGCCATTAAACAGTGCGCGGAAAAATGGTGTTATATACGGCACTTTCCAGATCATCTATCCCCCCTCTCGTTTTCGTCCATCCAGAACCATAGCTTCATCAACCCGATCAGCACAAGGCCAGCAGCGAGCATGCCCAGGCCGCCCAACAGAATTGTTACAAGGATCGTCTCCATTCAACCCCCGAACAGTTTCTGCAACTCGGTGTACAGGTAGCGTGCCTCACCTATATCCAGGTCGCGCAGTATGCACAGCGCATCGTAGACAGCACGCGCCTCACGCACAGGCTTGGCCAGCACCTTATCCAGCGCTTCCTGGCCCCTGTCTGTGTCGTGGGTAGGCTCGGGAGCCAACGCGGCAATGCCTTGCGCCTGGGGCTTTGGTTCGGCCTTGGTTCTGGCCACGCCCAGCTTCTTGTACAGCTTGTTTTTCTTGGGGCCGCTGACCAGTGGCTTATAGCGCACGCGGATTGCTTCCAGGTTGCCCACCTCGTTGCGACTAATGAGCTTGTTGCGAATCATCTGCGTGATGAGTGAGCCTACTGAACTCTCATTGGCCCCTGTTGCGACAAACAATTTGCGCACATCAGCGCTTAAGCAGCCTGGGTTTTCTCTGATGTAGATGAAAATGTCTTTGGATAGGTTGCCTGTGAGGGCAGGCGAAGGGATGGATACGATTTGTGGTGACATCAGTGATACCTGTGGTTCTATGTGTGCTTGCATGGTCTGCTGCTCCTCTTGTTCCCATTCGTTGATGGTGGTTGATAAAACTTGGTTCTTGATTGCAGTTGAGAGTGCGGTTTGTAAGTCAGGCATTTTTAATCCTTGGCTAACAGAAAAAAGATGGCGGAAAGAAACAAAGTGACGAACGCCACGTAGAGGATGGCGCTCTCGATGAAGACGCACCAATCAGGGCGTATGCCAAGCAGTGCAGCTTGGATGCGCTCTTCTTCGCGTGTCATGGGTGGGGGCTTGGGGTTGTGCATGAGCCCGATCTTTACTTTGCCTGTGTTGTAGGGTGTGATGTGTTGCATGATGTGCTTCTCCGTTTTTTGAAAATGTACCTCGCAATTAAAAGTCTGTCAAGTGTTGGACAAGTTAGTGGGTGCTTCGTCCTCTGCCTTTGCATCGTCAATCATGTGCTGGGCGATCTCGTACCAATTCACATCGGACAGGAACGCCAGCGCGTAGTCAACGGCGATGTTGCCTTCGCCCCCGCCTGCTTCATAGATGTGCCCCTCCACATAGTCTTGCAGCACATGGCCCAAGTCCCACGCATTAAGCGTCAGGTCGAACAGTTCGGCTTTGTCCGCGCCATCAAATATCTCTAGGTTCACACGCCATGTGGCGTAGTTGGTCCAGCCGTTGTAGGTCTTGTCATTCATCTTTCATCTCCTCAAGTAACGCCGCCTGATCTTCGGGATAAAGATCATCGAACGGCACGAAATGGTTCTCTTGGCAGCAAGAGAAGCTGTCCCCTTTGGGGGTCAAGCAGTACACGCAATACAAAACTTCAAACATAAAAACTCCTTTGTTTATAGTAGTTCCCCAGGGAATTCCCTGGGGGAATTGACACCCGTCAAGCCTCTGCGTACAGGGCATCGAACGCATTGAGCAGCGCAGTGTCCGGGTCATACGCCTGGGCCTGCCGTGCTATCTCATCCACCAAGTCTTGGGTCACACGCCGCCTGTCGAGGAAGCGCAAGGCCAAGTCCACATCTTCGGGGTACGCAGCCTCGGCCACCAAGTCCAGCAGGTACTCAGGGTAGCCAGCACGCGCCTCCTCGATGGCCTCATGGAAGCAGTCAGCCACCATGTCGGCGTAGTCATACTTGTCCGCACCCTTGTCGTACTTGGCCCACCAGCCCTTGCTCCAGCCTGTGTCGTGGATGTCCTTGGGGTCGGGCACAGTGGGGTCACGCTCAGAGGGCAGGCCGTCCCAGTCAATCAACGCACAACGCTTGGCCAGCAGGTCGAAGTGATACACATCCAGCTCCTCCTTGTCGCTGTGCTCGAAGTCATAGCCCACGCTGATGTTGGTGCACTCGGGGATGATGTCGGTGAACTCGGCAGTGTCGGTATACACCCCCGTGTTGTCAGGCATATACATCAAGCGCTCATCGACATTGAGCGCATCAGCCAGGGATTGACCGAACACATCAGAGCAGCAGCGACCCCAGCCTTGGTGCGTGATGACGCTATCCACGCCCCTGCGGTCGAACGCAATGGCACGCTTGAACTGGCCGAGCAGGTCTGCGTATGTGTGGGCTATGTGCTTGGCACCGATACCCCCGCGCTCCTCGCCTTGCGTGAAGATGTAATACCCAGGCACGCCGCTGTGCATCAGGTGCATGAGCATGGCACAACCTGCGCCGTCATCAGCGCCAAGCTGGGAGCCATCAGCGTACCACTTGTACTGTGTCTTGCGGAACTTGTTGGCACCCTCGTCCTTGTGCACGGTATCCACATGGGCTACGAACAGCGTGCGGTGGTCTTCACTGCTGCGCATATCGACATGGACATTGCCAGCAGCATCGGTGAATACCTCGGCCATGTCGGGCAGGCGAGAGACGAGCCACTGCGTGAATGACGCAACAGTCGCACCACCATGCGGACGCTTGAGCGACAACGCACGGGCCAGGGTCTTATACAGAATTGATTTCTTGTTCATACTCATTCTCCTTCGCTTTCGGTTGTCTGTTCAGGTGCATGGTCGGGGTGGTAGTTCTCGCCATCCACAACCACAGGCTCAACGTCATCGGTCAGGTACCACTCGCCGGATGCCTCACACTTCCACGCCTCATCGGTCAGGGCGTACTCGCCGTTCTCCAGGGCCACACAGTTGTCAAGCAGTTGGTACTCGCCGTTGTGGTCATAGACAATGTTCTCGTCATCACTGCCGTACCACTCGCCGTCAATCTCCACAGCGTTGTCGGTGTGCTCGTACTCGCCACTCTCCAACTGCACGATGTTGTTGTCATCCAGATAGTCCTCGTCATAGTGCGCATCCCGCGACTCGACCCACACCACATAGTCGCTGTTGATGTAGCGCTCGAAGCCTCGGCGGCTTACCGCATATGTGTAGCTGTTGTTGCAGCAACTGTCGCACACCAAGACATCCTCGTCTGCGTTGACCCAGTACCCATCGCCCTCGTCCACACGGTCGCCGCAGTCCTCGCACCGCTGGCCGCTGCGCTCACTGGCTGTGCCGCCTGTGTTGTCGCACTGATACTCGGCATCGTCATCGTCCGTGATGACCAAGTAGTCGCCGTGCTTGGCAGCGTACTTGTTCTCGCCGTCAAGGTAGGGTGCCAGTGTGTCGCCGCCTCGTGTCTGGTAGTGCATGATCTTCAGGCCGTCCCATGCGTACTCCTTGTCGTACCCTTGTTGCTCAAGCCACGCTTCGAGCGTCTCGTCAGTGGGTGAGCCACCGCCGCTTGGGTTGTACTTGTAAGAGCGCACGAATGTTTTGCCACAGCACAGCGCACGCCCGACAGTCTTGCCATACTCAATGCGCACAGCCATGTGCCAGCCAAGGTTCGGGTCATACACCTCATACGGATGGCGCACCACGCCGTCATCGCAGGTGCGCTCTCGGTCGCCAGTCATACACGATGACGGCCCACGCTTTAAGTGGTACAGCATCTCAGCCATGGTGTTCACGAACTTGCACTCACCATTGGAGCCATACAGCGCGGCCAAGTCACGCATCTTGTGGTCGGGCATATCGCTGAAGTGCCTGAACAGATACTTGCCAATGGTAGTGACAGTCTGTCTGTCGGCCTCGCCTGCACGCTCGTCTCGTGTGTATGCCAAGCGTGTGGGGTCAGTCTCGGCCACATGGGGCCACTCAAGCAACAACTGATGCCAGTCATCAGGGCGGCACACATCGAGCGCGGCCTCAATAACAGGGTGCAGTTTGTACTTGCGGGTCTCGCGTCTGAACCATTCACGATGGCAATACACAATGTCGGCGGCTTGCATCATTACGTTAAAGATGTTGTTCATCTTGCTTCTCCAGTTTTACTAATTGAAAGCGCGGTGTGAGAGGGCACACCGCAAACCCATGCTCGTGTTTATTCCAATTCCTTTTCCAGTTGATTCAAGATACACATGGCCATGTCTAACTGGTTCAGCACCAGTGCACTTTGCACTTCAATCACCAAGTCAAGCAGCTTCGTGCGTTCAGCGGCGGCCAGTGCAGAGCGTGTGTCCTCTGTGTCGAGTCGGTCTAGGTGCCTGTCGAGTAATGCGTCGTAGTGTTGGTCAAGTCCTTTCATTTCGTTTCCTTCCATTCAAGAGTTATGTTGCTCGGTGAGTAGTTGCCAAAGTCGTAGTTGGTCATGACCAGCGTCTCGATGGCGTACTTGTCATCTGTCCGTGCCCACACACCCAGCGGCACAAAGCCATTGATGTGGCGTGAGAGGTCGCTGAAGTAAATGCGCGGGGAGTCCATCAGGTTCTCCTTGTCTACCACCGCCACCATGCGTTGGCCATGCTCGTCGTAATGTCTGCCTGTTTTCCATTGATGTTTCATCTCACTTCTCCTTTGGTTTAAAAAAGCCAAGCCACTGTGTGCCCTCGACCTGGGGTTGGTACATCTTGATGTCGTAGCTGGCGTTGTGTGGCAGCGGTACAAGGAACAGGTTGTATGAGTACCCGTCCTTGTCCATGAGTTTCAACAACTGGCGCAGGTCGCGCTTGTCGTTGGTCGTTGCCCATTGCGCTACGCTGGATGCGTAGAAGTGTTGCTGTGGTTCAGTCATTTGCTTTCTCCTTACTGTTGAACAATCGTTGTGAATATTGGCTCGGATAGCGCTAGTCTTTTGTAGTAGTACACCACCATCTTGAGGGCATACTCGGGAACATCCTCGGCGTGGTCTTGTCCGAAGAAGTGAAGCTCGTACATATCCCAATGCACATACTCATCAACGCCCTTAATGGACTCACCTGTGTGCTCGTCATGCAGGTGGCATCGCAGGTAGCCCTCTGCGAAGGCTGTCAGTTCGGCGTTTGTTTTCATTTCACTTCTCCTTTGGTTATTTCACATAGTTCATTCAACCGTGAGCGCACTTGCTCAATCTGATGGCGCACATATGTGCGCTTTTCGATACTGTCGAGGTTGTCTAACACATAGCGCAGTCGTGCCCTCATGTCATCGAGTTCGATGTGCCACTCGTGCTCTTGTCCTTCGTTCATTTGCTTTCTCCTGTTGAAAATGTTGTGTCTCTGCGGTACTTGCGGTAGTACTCAATGAACAGGCTGTCGAACGCACGCACCAGCTTCTCCATGTTGGTACTGTCTGCCACATAGAACGCTCGGGCTATGTGCCCTGCGAAGCTGCCGCCTTCCTTCTCCATCTGTTGCGCTGCCTTGTGCAGCATGTTGTAGTCCAGGTCTATTGCACTCATTTCACTTCTCCTTCGTTGGTTATCTCCACTACGCTGGGCTCCTCGCCCCAGCACCCATTGCCTCGCTCCATCTCTCTGTGCGCTTGGCGCAGGGCTTTCCACTCGGCTTGGTCTTGGCTGTCAGCCTCGACTTCCACATCGGCGTAGTACGACAGGCGTACCCTTACAAAATAACGATTGCTCATTTGCTTTCTCCTTTGGTTTAGATTGACTCGACACCCATGAGGTGCTCGGCTTGGTCTTCGTACCCTTGCACGAACGCACAGACACAGGCGTGTTTCCACACCCAGCGTGCTATGTCGCCCGTGTCCCAGTCTCGGGATGTCCCGCCGCCATACCCCATGTGGTTGGCCACCTTGCGCATCGCCCCTCGCTCGGTGTTGGCGTGTACTTTGAACCGCTTGACCCACGAGTAGTTGGCTTCGCCTCCGTAGGTGTCGGTAACTTCCACAAAATAAATGTTGCTCATCTTCATCTCACTTCTCCTTATGCTTGCTCAGTTACAACTCTGCCGTTTTCGTTCAACGACAGCACATAGTCGGGATACTCCACGACCTCGGCACGAGTGGGCGCAATGTGAATCGAAGCGTCAATAGCCTGCCCATAAAACGCCAACTCTTTGGCCACACATTTGTATGCGTTAATCGCATCACTCTTTTTAGAAAAGCGCTGGGCTTCCTCAAGTGTGTCGGTGCCGATACGCAAATACCAATAGTTCTTCATCTCACTTCTCCTTAAAGTACCGCCTGAGTCGGCAGGCGGCAGACCGATAACTTGCAGACACCATGTCTGCGAGTTAAAACAAAAGGGCAAGAGGACACCCGTCAAGCGGAGTCCTCTCCCGCAAAGAACCCCCGCCACGATGTGGGCAAGGGCGTGTCATCCGTGGCAGTGTCGATAAGGTGCACGGCTTGGCGCAGTTGCTTGACGCGCAGGGTGAGCGCTTCATAGTCGGAGTCCTGGGCGACAAAGCCCCCCATGTCCTTGCGCACATCCAGTTCTTGCTCTGCCCTTTTCAAAAGACCTTCGGTTTGTTTCCTCAACCTCATGCGTGTGGTCTCGAACACCGACAGCTTCTCTCCGTACTCGTTGACCCTGAACAGCTTGGGTATCGTGCGCTCGTATGGCACCTTGCTTCGCTGTCTGCCACCCTTGGGCATGGCGTTAAACATGGCGCGGATTTCTTGCTTCTCTGACTCCAGCACCCAGTCTGTCCAGTGCGTGCCGTTGTTGGGCACACCCATCGGGCGTTTGGATGTTGGCCGCTTGGCGATGCGGTACGGGCTCTCCAAGGTTTCGGCCAAGCGCTTGGCCACATCGAGAAATTTATCTATTGAATAAGCGTAGGCTTCCAGCGCTTTGATGCGGGGTGCGCTCGGGCCAGTTTCCACATCCTCGTAAAACGCCTTGCGCTTGGCGGTGTTGAGCAACACGCCCACCACCTTTCGCTCACGCCGTGCAGGGGCAAGCAACTCAGACCACAACTCATCGCACACACGCCGCTTGGCATTGGTGGATTTGGCGTGGGCTTTTTGCTCGGCGACCACGCGTTTGATTTCCTCTCGCTGTGCATCGGTGAGTTTTCGCAGGGTCAACGCATCTTCAAGCTGCGATGCGGTCAATGCCATGTAGTGTCGGTAACGAAGTTCCATGATAGTTTCCTCGGGTTGTGTCACTGCGGTGTGCATGACGAGTGGAAATTATAGGGTGTTTTTTCTAGTTTCTGTCCGAAGTATCCGTTAAATTTCCAGTATCCACAGGGGAAGGACACTTGCAACGCCAGTGCCCATGCGGGTTTGCCAGTTTCTGTCACTAGGTATATATATATTTTATGTAGAGGACTAGCCAGCTTTAAAGTTAAAAAGAAAAGGCGGACAAACATATATACACACCCCCCTATATATATAAATATATAAATAAATATATATTATGTGTCAGAAACTGAGACCGCCAGTATCCATGCGGGTTTGGAGGTGTCTTCCCCCGCAGGATAGTGGAAAAACGCGGCCTAGGTAGTATGTTTCCTGTTTTGAAGCAGGAAACTATGAGAACTTGCAGACATGGTGTCTGCAAGTTGCTTTCACAGCAGGGGAAGTTGCACTGGTTGGCAGTTGACCTCAAGCCAGGACTCGAAGGCGGCGTCTGACGCGAAGGACATGGAGCGCAGGGTGTCACGGTTCTGTACGGACACGATGAGGAAGTCACGCTTGGGGTACTGCGGGTAGTACTCTTGAATGAGCCAGCGGCCAGTGGGCAGGGTGAGGGTGCCACGGTCTTTGAGAAGGGGGAAGTGAGTTGAACGCATTTGATTCTCCTGAGTTGAATGGGCAAGATTGCCCCCACAACCCACGCTTGGCATGGGCTGGGAGAGTGCCTTACTTCCAAACAGTTGTGCCAACGCCTGACGCACCGAAGTGCTCGACTGTGTACTTGTAGCCGTTTTGCTCGGCTTTGGTGGCCAGTTCGATGGCCAGCGTGCGTGCTCTTTGCCAGTCGTTGCCTTGGGTTGCGTAAGGGAACACGCGGATTTGTTTGTTGTCGTGGAAAACTGCGTAGCAGAACATGGTGAAACTCCGTTGGACAAGAAAAGAAACAGCAGCGCACCCTCTCGGGCAAGCCGCTGGGAAAAACTCGCAGACAAACTGTCTGTCAGTCTGCTTTGAGTTGCATCGTGGTGAAGCGGCGCTTCTCGGCGGCAGACAGGGCTTTCCACTGGTCGAACAGCTTGGACACCTTGTCGGTCTTGCCACTGGCCTTGATGGGCTTGCGCTCGGCCTGCACATCGTCAAAGATTTTGCTCAGTATCCGAGTGACTTGTCGCTCGTATTTGTTGCCGTTGCCAAAGGTCACGCCACGCTGTCCCTCGTAGGCCAAGGCCATGGCACCCTTGCGAACCTCGGCGATGTAGAACACCACGAATGGCCGAGCCGTGGTCTTGTCCGCAATGCCCAGCTCAATGAGCTTGGCCGCAAGGGTCACAGACATACTGTCTGCGAGTGTGAGCGTGGGTTTCACGGCTTGGTACTGGGCATCAGTGATGCCGAGTGCAGTGCGAAGGGAGAGAGCGTTGAAGGTTTGTTTCATGGTGATACTCCAATGAGGAAGCCCCGCAAAGTGGCGGGGCAAGCACAGCGGCTAAGTCTCCCTAACCGATGCCTCTATTTTACCACGAGGGGTAGAACGATAGCTCTAAGAGAGGGGCAAAGCGGCTCAAGAACTGAAACCTTTAGACCCCACCGTACCCCCACCAACCCATATTGAGCAATCGACCCCGCCCATGTATGAACACTATTCCCCACCCGCTCCAAGCATTTCCTGTAATACTTTTCACTACCCCCATAAATTTTTAAAAAATTTTGCAAAAACCCTTGTCAAACGATTGACAGGTGGTATACTGGCCGTGTTGGGAAAGCGGTAACGAGACAAATCGGTAACCGACGCCGTAAGTACCAACAACCTATATAATCCGCCCATCATGAACAAGTCCTCAGACCTTCCTCCACCCAGAACCTCTGGGTGTATTGTCAGCCCGGTAGACGGCCTGCCTTGGAAGCAGGAGGCCGCTGGTTCGAATCCAGCCACCCAGACCAAACATCATTGACCGACTACGGTGTCGGTAGTGTAGTGGCAGCACGGCGGATTGTGCCCCCGCCAGCGAGAGTTCGATTCTCCCCTTCACCCCAAATGAAAAAATCCCCTGACCGTTGCCAGTCAGGGGTTGAAGAGGGGGATAATCACAAACCCCCTGGAGGAGAAGCAAATGAGCAATTTTGCTTGCTGGCCACAGGCCAACTGGCAACTGCTTGCACACTTACCAAGATTGAGTGTACATTAGCGGCATCGCAGGTTCAAGGGCTTATGCGCGTATGCTGGATCATTTGATAGACTTTCATCCCCCCGTAGATGTCTACGAACGCAAAGCCGTGCGTGGGCTGGATGCCTCGTCTCCCGAAGAAATCCTGAACGCCCAGGTCAAGACCACCGAGTGGCTGGAGAGCATGGGCGTTGAGAGCGACCAAAAAGTACTCGAGCAAGCCCAAGCCAGTGCCGCACGCAAAGTGTTCTCCGCGCTGGCCACCGCACAACCTGTTGCGGAAACCAAACACCAACTCACCCAATTAAAAACCCCAGAGGCGGTACGCCATCTGGTCACCATGCTCTCGGCCTATGACTGGGAGTTTGTCGAGCAGGCCAAAGAACTGCGCGGCATGGCGGTGGCCAAGATACTGGAGGAGACAAATCACCCCGACGCACGCATCCGTCTGAAGGCGCTGGACATGCTGGGCCGTGTCACAGAGATCGGGCTGTTCACCGAACGCATCGAGGTCAAGCGTGCTGACCTGTCCGACACCGAGATCGACCAAAAGATCAAGGACAAGCTCAACAAATTCATGGGCGTTATAGACGCGGCCGTGATAGAAGACATAGAAGTTAGCACTCACACACCTGCGGCTGATGAAGCTCAACGACCTGACGCTCTCCCCAACTGAGATCGCCGCCATTCAAAAGGCGCTCCCAACGCTCTCTGTCAAGGAGAAGATTGAGCTTTTTGACATGCTGGAAGAGCGCGAGAAGCGCTATGGGGTGGCGGCGGCACGCAACAGCATGATTCCGTTCGCCCAGCGGGTCTATCCGGGGTTCAAAGTGGGGCCACACCACAGGAAACTGGCCAAAATCTTCACCGATGTGATTGAGGGGCGCAAAAACCGGGTCATCATCAACATCGCACCCCGTATGGGCAAGTCGGAATTCAGTTCTTACCTGTTCCCAGCCTTCTTTCTAGGTAAATACCCTAACAAGAAGATCATCATGGGCACGCACACCGCTTCTTTGTCGGAAGACTTTGGCCGCAAGGTGCGCAACTTGATCGCAAGCGAGGAGTACCGTGAACTATTTCCCCAAACCGTTGTTGCCGATGACCAAAAAGCGGCTGGAAAATGGTCCACCAGTGCGGGGGGCCAGTACTATGCCGCCGGTGTTGGCGGCGCACTTGCTGGACGCGGCGCTGATCTATTCGTTATTGATGATCCGCATTCGGAACAAGACGTAAAAGCCAACAGCCGACTGGCGTTTGACACGGCGTGGAGCTGGTTCCAAACCGGTCCATTACAGCGCTTGATGCCAGGGGGCGGAATCATTGTGGTGATGACCCGCTGGGGCAAGCTGGACCTGACCGGGCGGCTGATCGACTACCAAACCAAGAATCCCAACGCCCCGCCCTGGGAGATCGTGGAGCTGCCAGCCATACTCAACGAAGGCACGGAGGACGAGAAGTCGCTGTGGCCAGAGCAGTGGCCCCTGGCTGCGCTGAAGTCGGCCAAGGCGTCGATCGACCCCCAGTACTGGAACGCCCAGTACATGCAGCAGCCCACCAGCGACAACGCGGCCATCATCTCCAGAAAGAACTGGCGCATCTGGGAGGGCGAGGAGCCGCCCACCTGCGAGTACATCATCCAGTCCTGGGACACGGCCCACGAGGTCAAGAACACATCGGACTACAGCGCCTGCACGACCTGGGGGGTGTTCTACAACGAGGAAGAGAATGACAACGCGCAGGTCATCTTGCTCGATGCGTTCAAAGACCGGATGCCGTTCCCAGAACTCAAGCAGGTTGCGTTCAAGCACTGGAAGGAATGGGACCCAGATGCGTTCATCGTGGAGAAGAAGGCCGCTGGCGGGCCGCTCATCCAAGAGCTGCGCCAGATGGGCATCCCGGTGCAAGAGTTCAGCCCCTCCAGGGGCAACGACAAAATCGTGCGTCTGAACGCGGTTGCGGATTTGTTCACTTCGGGTACAGTCTGGGCACCAGACACACGCTGGGCCAGGGAGGTCATCGAGGAGGTGGCGTCCTTCCCCAACGGCGAGAACGACGACTACGTGGACACAACCTCCCAAGCGTTGCTGCGGTTCAGGCAGGGCGGGTTTATCCGCTTGGACTCCGACGAGAAAGACGACCCCATCTACTTCCGCCGTAAGGCGGCGTATTACTAAGGACAGACATGGAACGACGCACATTTTTAGCAGCCGCACTATCTGCACTTGCCGCCCCTTACCTGCCTGCTGCTGATGCGGGGGTTAAGGTCAATGAGTTGGCGGTACTGAACGCACAGACTTTGACGACTGCGCTTGAGCAAATGTTTCAGTGTCAAGTGGGGCCAGTGGCCCCTATGTTTGCCATGGTGAATGGGGTGCCCAAAGAAATTGAAAAAGTTACAAAACCCCACCCTCTGTACCCCAACAGCACGATTGAAGAACTTGCAGAGCCAGCAGACCCCAAGCAGAATTATCGCTACGTTACTTACGCATGCGCCATTGAAGGAGGGGACGCCACAGAAGCCGAAGCACGGCTGGCCCATCACTTCTACGAAAACTTTGCCAAGCTGCCAGCAGGGCAGTTGGTGTGGCGTGTAAAGCCGCAGTTTGCGTCCCATGAGGAAATTAAATGGGGTGTGACTTACGCCACGGATGTGCAAATAGAAGACCGGTTATATGACTTGGTGAACTTGCCAGAAGATGCACAATACGACATTGCAATGGCCAGCTACCGGCAGGTACTGAGCAAAACAACTTTTCACAAAATGCGCATGCGTCTGGTGCTGCCGCACCTATACGACCATGAAGAGGAAACTGTTGCGCTGCCAGAACTGGCCAAAGCAGAAGGCGCACGTACCACAAGGATGATTTAAATGGCAACCAACATCGACAAAGCGCTCTACCAACAGCCCCAGGGCATTGACGAACTGGGGGAACAAGAAGAGCCGATCGAGATTGAGATCATCGACCCCGAAGAAGTCAACATCCACGCTGGGGACTTGGAGCTGTCCATCCGCCCGGGCGAAGACGAAGATGAGTTCAACGCCAACTTGGCCGAGGAGATGGACCAAGCTGCCATAGAGAGCATGGCCGGGGACTTGGCAAGCGACATTGAGAACGACAAGAACTCCCGCAAGGACTGGGAGAAGGCCTACACAGAGGGGTTAAAGCTGCTGGGCCTCCAGTACGAGGAGCGCACAGAGCCGTGGAACGGTGCGTCTGGCGTGTTCCACCCGATGATTACCGAAGCGGTTGTGCGCTTCCAGTCTGAAACGATCACAGAGACATTCCCCGCGCAAGGCCCGGTGCGCACAAAAATCCTGGGCAAACAGACCCCGGAGAAGCAAGAAGCGGCCATCCGCGTTGAGTTCGACATGAACTACGAGCTGACCGAGGTGATGCGTGAGTTCCGCCCCGAGCACGAGCGCATGCTCTGGAGCCTGCCAGCCACTGGCAGTGCGTTCAAAAAGGTGTACTACGACCCAAGCCTGGGGCGTCAGGTGTCGATGTTCATCCCGGCTGAAGACATCATCCTGCCCTACGGGGCCACGGACTTGGACACTTGTTACCGCGTCACCCATGTGATGCGCAAGACCAAGAATGAGATCGTCAAGCTCCAGCAAGCGGGGTTCTACCGCGACATTGAGTTGCCCGATGCGTCCAGAGAACAGACCAACATCCAGAAAGCCAAGGACAAGGAGACCGGGTTCAGTGATCTGAATGACGAGCGCTACATCATCTATGAGTGCCACGTTGACCTGGACTTGGACGGCTACAAGGACAAAGACGATGACGGTGAAGAGACGGGCATTGCACTGCCATACGTAGTTACCCTTATAAAAGGGACCAACGACGTGTTGGCCATCCGCCGCAACTGGAAGGAAGACGATGAGCTGCGACTCAAACGACAACACTTTGTCCACTACCAATACATCCCAGGGTTTGGGGCTTATGGCTTTGGTCTCTTCCACCTCATCGGGGGCTTTGCCAAATCAGCCACCAGCATCATGCGCCAGCTTGTCGATGCAGGAACGCTGTCGAACCTCCCAGGAGGCCTCAAATCTCGTGGACTTCGCATTAAGGGTGATGACACACCGATTCAACCCGGCGAGTTCAGGGACGTAGACATTGGTTCTGGGGCACTGCGCGACAACATCTTGCCGCTGCCCTACAAAGAGCCAAGCGGCGTGCTGTACCAATTGCTGGGCACGATCGTGGAGGAAGGCAGACGGTTTGCTGCAACGGCGGACATGAAGGTCTCGGACATGAGCGCACAAGCGCCCGTGGGCACGACTCTGGCCCTGCTGGAGCGCCAGTTGAAGGTGATGTCGGCGGTTCAAGCCCGGCTGCACTACAGCTTCAAACAAGAACTGCAACTGCTGGCCGGGTTGATCCGGGACTACACAGACCCCGAGTACGACTACGACCCGGACAAGTCCAACCGCCGCGCCAAGCAAGAGGACTACAACCACGTTGACATCATCCCGGTGAGCGACCCCAACGCGGCCACCATGAGCCAGCGGGTTGTGCAGTACCAAGCCGTCATTCAGATGGCACAGATGGCCCCGGACATCTACGACTTACCCCAGTTGCACCGCCAAATGCTTGAGGTGCTGGGCATCAAGGACGCAGACAAGTTGGTTCCCCTGCCGGACGACCAGAAACCCAAAGACCCGGTGGCAGAGAACATGGCCGCGCTCAAGGGCGAGCCGCTCAAGGCGTTCTTCTACCAAGACCACGAAGCACACATCAAGGTGCACACGATGGCCATGCAAGACCCCATCGTCATGCAGTTAATTGGCCAAAACCCCAAGGCTCCAATGATTCAAGCGTCCATGCAGGCGCACATCGCAGAGCACGTTGGGTTTGGCTACCGCCAAAAGATTGAGCAGCAGCTTGGTATGCCCCTGCCCCCGGCAGACGAGAAGCTGCCCCCGCAGATCGAGGTGGCCCTCTCCGGCATGATGGCCCAGGCAGCACAGCAAGTGCTCCAACAAAGCCAACAGCAAGCCGCGCAACAGCAAGCCCAGCAACAGCAGCAAGACCCGGTGCTCCAGATGCAGCAGCAAGAGTTGCAGATTCGCCAGCAGGAAGTGCAGATCAAGGCACAACAAGCCCAGGCGGACATTCAACTGCGCCAGCAAGAGTTGCAGCAACGCATGGCCATGGAGAACAAGAAAATCCAGACCAACGCACTGGCGCAGGCAGGCAAGCTGAAGATGGACAACAAGAAACTCCAAGTAGAGGCGTTGACCAAAGCAGGCGACTTCAAATTCCGCAAGCAAGAAACCGGAATCGACATTGCCAAAACTGCTTCGCAGCAGCGGCATGAGCGTGACATGCAGACCAGCCAACCACGAAAGGAAACCCCTAAAGAATGATTCAAGATTTCGCACGCGTATTGCGCGAACAAATACGCACCGACATGAACAACTACGCAGACGACTGCGCTGGTGGTGGGTGTCGCAACTTTGACGAGTACCAAAAACTTTGCGGGGTCATCCAGGGTCTGGCCATTGCAGAGCGTTACATCATTGACCTTGCAGAGAAAGTGGAAAAAGCAGATGAGTGAACTCGTACTTGAACCGGGGCAATTTGCCCTGCCCGAAGTAATCCAACCCGTCGATGCCCCGGCAGAAGACGCAACCAACGAAGAAAAAGCCACCATGCTGCCAGAGCCAACAGGCTGGAAGCTGCTGTGTGCGGTGCCCGACATTTCTGAAAAGATTGAAGGCACTGAGCTTGATCTGGTGAAAGCATCATCCGTCATGCGCCAAGAAGAACACGCCACAACTGTTCTGTTTGTGCTCAAGGTCGGCCCTGACGCATACAAAGATTCCACCAAGTTCCCCGCAGGCGCGTGGTGCAAGGCAGGAGACTTTGTGCTGGTACGTACTTATTCTGGTACGCGCTTCAAAATTTTCGGTAAAGAGTTTCGCTTGATTAACGACGATCAAGTCGATGCTGTTGTGCAAGACCCTCGCGGCTTAACCCGCGCTTGAAGGAGTAGAAATGGCTGAACAATACAAGTTCCCAGACGAACTGGAAGACGACAAGACCCCAGAGGTCAACGTGTCTGTGGAGGACGACGGCGACGTAGAAGTCGAAGTCGTTGACGATACCCCCATCCAAGACAGAGGCCGCAAGCCCCTGGACCGGGAAGTGGAAGACCCCACGGACGACGAAATCGAGAACTACTCCGATAAAGTCAAGGGGCGCATTAAGGAGCTGACCCACGCACGTCACGACGAGCGCCGGGCCAAAGAAGCCACCATGCGCGAAAAGCAAGAACTCGAGCGTCTTGCACAGCAGCTCATCGAAGAGAACAAAAAGTTAAAACAATACGTTTCAACTGGTTCTGAGCAGTACGGTCACATGGCCAAGACAGCAGCGGAAGCAGAGCTGGACAAGGCCCGTCGCCAGTACAAGGAAGCACAGGAAGCGTTTGACACCGACGCCATCATTGCCGCCCAAGAAGCAATGACCGACGCCAAGTGGAAGCTGGAGCAAGCGAAAAACTTTCGTGCGCCCCCTTTACAAACCGAAGAATATGCTGTACAAACGCGGCAAAGCGCACCCGAACAGGCGCAACCAGACGAAAAAACCCTGCGCTGGCAGGCCAAAAACCAGTGGTTTGGTTCCAACGGGTTCGAAGAAGTCACCAGCTTTGCACTAGGGCTGCATCAAAAACTAGTCAACAACGGGGTAGACCCCCGCAGCGATGAATATTTCGAGCAAATTGATGCTCGCGTGAAGTCAAAGTTCCCCGAAGTTTTCGGTGGTGCAGAAGACAAGCCAAGGTCGGGAGATTCCCCAAGACGACCTGCTGCCGTTGCAGCCCCCGCGACCCGTTCGTCGGGAGCCAAGAAAGTCCAACTTACTCAGACCCAGGTAGCACTGGCAAAGAAATTTGGATTAACCCCGCAGCAGTACGCTGCTCAAGTAGCAAAATTGGAGAGTCAAAATGGCTGAAAACCGTACCCCTCGTGACCTTGTGTCGCGCGACAAGCAAACTCGTTATGTGTATACGCCTCCCACGGCACTGCCTGATCCGACCCCGGAGCCAGGGTATGTGTACCGCTGGGTAGCCACCCACGTATTAGGGCAAGCTGAACCCACCAACGTGTCTCGAAAGATGCGCGACGGCTGGGAGCCTGTCAAGGCAGAAGACCATCCAGAATTGATGATTGCAGGTAACGAAAAGACTGGGAACGTCGAAATCGGCGGCCTCATGCTTTGCAAGATGGTGGCGGAACGAGCACGCGCTCGGGACGAGTACTACGACCGACAAGCACAAAACCAGATGGACTCGGTGGACAACCACTTCATGCGAAACAACGACCCTCGTATGCCCCTGTTTGCAGACCGCAAGTCTTCAGTCAGCGGCGGCAGAGGATTTGGTTCAGGTTCTAAGTAAACAAGGAGTCCTTAAATGGCAGCAACCGCTTCTCCCTACGGCCTCAAAGCCGTAAATGAGTTGGGTGGCCTACCCTACGCAGGTAGCACTCGCTCATTTCTGATTGACCCAGCAGGGTACAACACGAATATCTACAACGGTACTATCGTGTATGTCAACTCGTCTGGTTATTTGAACATTGTGACTGGTACTGGCGCTGACGGCACTACCAACTCATTCCCCGGCAGTGGCACTTTGACTGGTGCTGTTGGCGTGTTTGTGGGTTGCACGTACACCAACGCGCAAGGGCAGATCATTTACTCGCAGTACTACCCAGCCAACACAGCTTCTGTGCAAGGCTCGTCTATTAGTGCGTATGTGATTGATGATGACCGCGCTGTGTTCCAAGTACAAGCAAACGGCTCAATGGCACAAACCACTTTGGGCAACAACGTGTACTTGGCCAACGCCCAGAGCACTTCCACTGGTTCAACCACCACGGGCAACAGCAACATTGCTGTGTCAACCTCTTCCGTGACCACCACTGCGGCTTTCCGCATTATTGGTTTCGTGAACAGCACGACTTCCCAAGTGGGCGACGCATACACTGACTTGCTGGTGAAGTTCAACCCCGGCTACCACTCTTACAGCAACGCTGTTGGCGTCTAAGGAGTAATTCAACATGGCAATCTCACGCGCACAACTACTCAAAGAGTTGCTCCCCGGCTTGAACGCTTTGTTCGGCATGGAATATGCCCGTTACGGCGAAGAGCACAAGGAAATCTACGAGACCGAAAAGTCCGAGCGTTCCTTCGAAGAAGAGACGAAACTGGCTGGCTTTGCTGCTGCGCCTGTCAAGAACGAGGGCTCCGCCATCGCTTACGACAATGCACAAGAAGCATTCACCGCCCGTTACAACCACGAAACCATCGCCCTGGGCTTCTCGATCACCGAGGAAGCTGTGGAAGATAACTTGTATGACTCGCTGTCTGCTCGTTACACCAAAGCCCTGGCCCGTGCAATGGCCTACACCAAGCAAGTTAAAGCTGCTGCCGTCATCAACAACGGTTTCAACGGTTCGTACTTGGGTGGTGATGGCGTGACCTTGTTCGGTAACAACAGCTCCAGCACTCGTGTGGGTCACCCCCTGGTCTCAGGTGGTGTGAACTACAACAGCCCCACCACCGGTGTGGACTTGAACGAGACCTCCTTGGAAAATGCCGTGATTCAAATCGCTGCATGGACCGATGAGCGTGGTCTGTTGATCGCTGCCAAGCCCCGCAAGATGGTTGTGCCCCCGTCGCTGATGTTCGTTGCCAAGCGTTTGCTTGACACCGAGCTGCGCGTCTCCACTGCCGACAACGACATCAACGCGTTGAAGCAGATGGGTGCAATTCCTGAAGGCTACACCGTCAACCACTTCTTGACCGACACGAACGGCTGGTACTTGATTACCGACGTTCCCAACGGCATGAAGCACTTCGAGCGTATGCCCCTGGCTAACTCGATGGATGGAGACTTCGATACCGGCAACGTCCGTTACAAGGCTCGTGAGCGTTACAGCTTCGGCTGGTCTGATCCCCTCGGTATGTGGGGTTCTGCCGGAGCTTAATACTCTGGTATGTAGAAAAAGGGGCTTCGGCCCCTTTTTCTTTTTGTGCAATTTTGTGGTACTATTACCTGTAACTAAGTCACAGGAAAAACAATGGACACAGCACACATGCCCACCACACGGGAAGAAGCAAAGAAAACCGGCAGTAAATACTATTTCACTGGACAGCCCTGCAAACACGGGCACGTAGCCCCACGCAAAACTAAAGGCGCTTGTGTTGAGTGTCTAAAGGTTGAGTGGGTAAAAGGGAATGAAGCTAGGGCAGCGTACTTTCGTGAGTACAGCAAACGTGAAGATGTCAAAGACCGAAAGAATACGTGGTACATAGAAAACCGTGAAACGGTTATTCTTGCGGCAGCTACACGTCCGCAGCACGTAAAGCGGGAATACCAAAACGCATGGAAAGAACGCAATCTTGTTTGGGTACGCGCCGATACCAAAAACCGAAGACGTAAACACCGTGAAGCCACGCCCAAATGGCTTAGTAAGAGCCAAAAAGCCCAGATGCGTGAAATGTATAAGATGGCCATAATCATGACCCAAACTACAGGTGAGCGCTATGTGGTAGACCACATCGTCCCGTTACGGTCTGATTTTGTGTGTGGGCTGCATGTGCCTTGGAACCTGCGCGTAATCACCCAAGAGGAGAATTTGAAGAAGTCAAACAAGCTACTTGACACACCCCAAGAATAGTGTATATTGGCCCCATTCCGGGGTTCCCGGTGTATCTGACAGTCCCGGCTGACGACATGCAGACAGATACGCCCCACTTGCATGTAAGGACAAAATCATGGCACGCACCACGTTTCAAGGCCCAGTTCGTTCATTGGGCGGCATCTATCAACAAGGCCCGGCCTCTGTTGTCGCAATCACCTCCAGCACCACGCTAAACCCCGTTGACCACGGCGGTCGCATCATTTCTGTTGGTGGTACTTTGGCCGCAGACATCACACTGACGCTCCCCACCATTGATGCGTCTACCAATCCCGTTACTTCTGGCCCCGGTCAAGACCCCAGCACTTCAAACAACCAAGGCGTTGTGTACACCATTTGGGTTCCCACGACCATTGCCACCAGCTCTTTGAAAATTGGTACTGACGGTACTGACAAGTACATCGGCACCATCTTTGGCGTGGACACCGACAGCTCTAACGCGTTGGTGGCCTATACCGCCGCTGCTGCAAACGACTTCATCAACTTCAACGGTGGGACCACTGGGGGCGTTGCTGGTACTTGGGTGCAAATTTACGCAATTGCTGCGCTTAAATACATGGTCAATGGTGTTGCTTTGGGCACAGGTACTGTTGCCACTCCGTTTGCCAATTCCTAAGTAGGAGCACCCCATGACAATGCAGTATGACGTCAAGTCAACGCATTTGAACGCGTCTGGTACGATTTCTAATCAGCCAGCGCGTATCAAAGGGTTCTCCATTTGTGCCACGGCCAGTACGGCAGGAACACTGGTGCTCAAAGACGGCGGCTCAAGCGGCACCGCTATGGTTGAGATTGACATTCCGTCGAATTCAAACCCCAACTCGTTTTATGTTTTGGTTCCAGGGGAAGGCGTGCGGTGCTACACCGACATCTACGCAACCATGACCAACATCGCCAGTGTGACGGTGTTCTATGGCTAAGTCACCTGCATGGCAACGCAAGGAAGGCAAGAACCCCAAGGGCGGACTGAACGCCAAAGGGCGTGCCTCCTACAACGCAGCCAACCCTGGGAAACCGGGGTTGAAACGTCCGCAGCCAGAAGGCGGCAGCAGGCGGGATTCCTTTTGTGCCCGGATGGAAGGCATGAAAAAGAAACTGACCAGCGCCAAGACGGCCAAAGACCCCAATAGCCGAATTAACAAGAGCCTTCGGGCTTGGAAGTGCTGAAATGAATCACGACACCAAAAACATGATTGATGGCGCGGCAGTTGTGATGGGCCTCGGGGGCTTCCTCGGGGTTGTAACGCCTGTTGTTGCTTTGGTCGGCGGGGTGTTGACCATCGTGTGGACTTCTATGCGTATTGCAGAAATGGTCACGGGCAAGGCGTTTTCTGAATTGCTTCCTTGGAACAAGAAAGACGACGATGCCATCAACAAGTAAGAAACAGCACAATTTCATGGAAGCGGTGGCCCACAACCCATCGTTTGCCAAGAAGGTAGGAGTCCCACAATCCGTGGGCAAAGATTTCAGCAACGCCGATAAAGGCAAATCTTTTAAACAAGGTGACGGTATGAAAAGCATGAAAAAAATGGCAAGCGGCGGCATCACCAATGCAAAAATGGGCACGGTTCGTACCGCTGCTCCAAGCAAAGACGGCATTGCCTCCAAAGGCAAAACCAAAGGCACCATGATTTCCATGAAGGGCAGCAAGCCTCTGGGCATGAAGCGCGGCGGCAAAGCCGCTTGCTGACATGATGGCCAGCCGTGGGATGGGCGACATCAGCCCATCCAAAATGCCCAAGGCCAAGACGATCAAACGCAAGGATGATCCGAACGAGGTGACGATGTACAAAGAAGGCGGCAAAGTAAATGCCGCTGGAAATTACACCAAGCCCGGCATGCGTAAGTCGCTGTTTAATTCCATCAAGAATTCAGCAGTGCAGGGTACGGCGGCTGGTCAGTGGTCAGCACGCAAAGCACAGTTGCTTGCCAAGAAGTACAAGGCAAAAGGTGGGGGCTACAAAGATTGAAAGCGCCACAGGCTTCCCTTAAAAACTGGACTGCCCAGAAATGGCGCACCAAGTCGGGGAAGCCTTCGTCAAAAACAGGCGAGCGCTACTTGCCTGAAGCTGCAATCAAGTCCTTGTCTCCTGCTGAATACGCCGCCACCACCAGAGCCAAACGTGCGGGTAAGGCGGCAGGCAAACAGTTTGTGGCGCAGCCCAAAAGCATTGCAAAGAAAACAGCGGGGTTCAGATAATGGCTGAGAAGTGGATTCAGAAAGCGATCAAGAAGCCCGGCGCACTGCGTGCGTCTCTTGGTGTTAAGGGCGATAAGCCCATCCCCGCTGGCAAGCTGGCCAAAGCGGCCAAAGCCCCTGGCAAAATGGGCCAACGTGCGCGTCTAGCGCAAACACTCAAAAAAATGAGGTAAGACCATGGCAGGCGGCGCAGGAAGTGTAGGCGGTTCAGGCGGCATGGGGCAGCAGCCCATGGGCAACGCATCGGCGCAGCCACAAATGGGTGGTAGCTTTGGCCCGGCCCCAAACAACTTTGCCCCTCAGACTCAAAGCGGTAGCTACAGCCAAGCATTTGGTGGCGGCTCCCAGGGAAACAGCCCGTTTGGCATGCAGCAACAGCAGCCATACGGCATGCAGCCCATGCAGAACCCGTTTGCGGGGCAAAACCCCTATATAAATTCAATGCCCGGGCCGTCATGGGCGGGTGGGTATTTGGGCCAGCAACAAATGGGACAACTTGGTGCTCCCAATCAAATGGCGCAACCCATGCCGCAGCCGCAGCAGCCCTCGTACCAAAGCAACCCGGACTTCCAAGCATACCAAACGCAGATGAACGACCTCAGTCGTCAGATGGACGACTACGTGAAGAAAGCGCCCATGTATCAGCAGTTGCAAGATTTGCAGGGCAAGATGCGCGGATTCCAACAACCGCAGGGGCAGATGGGCGACACAGGGTTCAATAAAGCCATGCCTGCGGTAATGCCGCGGCAACCCGACTCAGGTATGCTGGGCGAACTAGGCTTGTCTACCCCTGAAACTTACGGCAATCAGCGCATGGACTACAGAATGGGCATGCCTGGCTATGGTGGTCGTGGCGGCTATGGTCAGCGCCCCCAGCAAGACTATGGCTACGGCCAGATGCAAAATCAAATGCGTCAACAAGCAGCGTTTGGGCAGCAACAACGCCAACAGTATGGCGGCTTGAGTGCGTTGCAGCAGTATTTGCAGCCGCCGTCGTATCGCCCCCCAGTTGTGGCCCCATTGCCTCTTGACCAAAATCTGACAATGCCAAAACCCACTCCTGCGCCTGTTAATACTGGGGGCTATGACAGTGGGTACACGGGCGTATCCAGCGGGTTTTAATCATGGCAGTCACCTCTGGACAATCAGGCTTTAACCTTGACCTCACTGAGTTGGTCGAGGAGGCGTTTGAGCGTGCGGGCTCAGAGATGCGCACGGGGTACGACCTCAAGACAGCGCGGCGGTCTCTTAACTTACTGTTCGCTGACTGGGCCAATCGCGGCGTCAATATGTGGACGTTTGAGCAGGGCACAATCACGCTCACACAGGGGTTGAACACCTACGCTGTTCCAACGGACACAGTTGACTTGCTTGACCATGTGATCCGCACCAATGCCAACATCCTGGCCAACCAAGCGGACTTGACAATCACGCGCATCAGCGTCTCAACCTACGCCACCATTCCCAACAAACTCAACCAAGCACGGCCCATTCAGGTCTGGTATCAGCGCCTGGACGGGCAGGTGGCTACCACCGCTTCGACGTTTGTGTCCCAGGACTTAACTGCCGCAACAATCACGCTGAATTCAGTTGTTGGGCTTCCCGCAATTGGGTACGTGGACATCGTGACCTCTGGCGGCACAGAGACGGTGTTTTACAACTACATCTCAGGGAATACCCTGAGTAACGTGTTTCGTGCACAAAACGGCACAACCCAGCAAACACCTGCGGCGGGCAACCCCATTCGCGTCAACAACGTCCCCCGTGTCACCGTGTGGCCAACACCTGATGGGTCGCAGACCTACCAGTTTGTCTACTGGCGCATGCGCCGGGTGCAAGACGCTGGCGGCGGTGTGAACGTCATGGACGTGCCCTTCCGGTTTATCCCCTGCATGGCCGCAGGGCTGGCGTACTACATTGCCCTCAAAGTACCGGGCGGCATGGATCGGTTGGCTGTGCTCAAACAGCAGTACGACGAAGCCTGGATGACAGCGGCGGACGAAGACCAAGAACGTGCAGCCCTGCGGCTGGTGCCCAGGCAGATGTTTATTGGTAGCGGAACGTAATGGGTAACAGGTTTGCGTCTGGCAAGAACTCGATTGCGGAGTGCGATCGGTGCGGCTTTCGCTTTAAGCTGACCACGCTGCGCAAAGAAGTCGTCAAGACCAAGGTATATGATCTCAAAGTGTGCCCTCAGTGCTGGGACCCGGATCAGCCGCAGTTGCAATTGGGCATGTACCCGGTGGATGACCCGCAAGGGATTAGAGACCCACGGCCCGATCTCAGCTACAAAGTGTCTGGACGCACGGGGTTGCAGATCGTGTTGACCAACAGTTCAGGCGTGGATGCTCAAGGCGTACTTAGCGGGGGCAGCCGGATTTTTCAGTGGGGATGGAACCCGGTTGGGGGTTCTGAGTTTTTTGACGCAGCTTTAACGCCAAATAACTTGGTTTTGGGCGTGCAATTGGGTACAGTCACGGTATCAACGACATAAGGAGTCGAACATGGACAAGAAAGACTTGGCACAAGACAAGAAGATGATCGCAGGCGCGGTGCATAAGCATGAGAAAAAGATGCACCCCGGCAAGCCCATGACCAAGCTTCGTGCTGGTGGCAAAACCAACAGCGACATGCTGAAATACGGGCGCAATGTGGCCAAAATTATGAACCAGCGTAGCGTTGGTCGCGGGGGCTGATATGGCGACATACAAGCAACCAACCAAAGTGGCCAGCGTAGTTGTTGGCGAAGAGCCAGCCAAAGAGACGATGCGCAAAGCAAACGTGTCTGTGGCCAACACGCGCAGTCAAGACTATCCGCCCACCAAAACCAGCGGCATCAAAATCCGTGGCACTGGCGCGGCTACTAAAGGCGTGATGGCCCGAGGCCCGATGGCATGAATTACACCGAGTTGTACAACACAATTCAGAGCTACACCGAGAACCAGTTTCCCGATGTGTATCTTGCGAATGGGAGTACTGTGTCTGCAACGACACAGATCAATACTTTCATTACGCAGGCTGAACAACGTATATACAACTCGGTTCAGTTTCCATCGCTGCGCAAAAACGTGACGGGATTTACGACTACCAACAACAAGTACTTGGCTTGTCCGTCAGACTTCTTGGCTACATACTCAATGGCTGTGATTGCCGCAGACGGTTCATATGAATATTTATTGAACAAGGATGTGAACTTCATCCGTCAAGCGTACCCGCAGCCCACAGACACGGCTATCCCGAAGTACTACGCATTGTTTGGCCCGTCCTACACCAACAGCGATGAGCTGTCGTTCATTCTTGGCCCCACGCCCGATGCGCAGTACAACATGGAGTTGCACTACTTCTTTTACCCGGAATCCATTTCCACCACTGCGGATGGCCGCACTTGGTTGGGCGACAACTTTGACACGGTGTTGTTGTATGGTTCGCTGGTTGAAGCGTACACCTTTATGAAGGGCGAACAAGACATGATTGCTTTGTATGACGCCAAGTACAAAGAAGCACTTGCACTGGCCCAGCGTTTGGGAGATGGCTTGGAGCGCAGCGACGCATACCGCAGTGGGCAGTATCGCCAGTCTCCTCTGCCGCAAAATAGCGGGGTTCGCTGATGGCGTTCACAGGCAACTTCAGTTGCAACACCCTTCGCTCCGGGCTGGCAAACGGCACAATCAATTTTGCGACAGACACGTTTCGTTTGGCGCTGTACACCAACGCCGCCACACTGGACCAGAACACCACCGCGTACACTACGGACGGTGAAGCGTCTGGGGGCGACTATGCTGCGGGAGGTCAGGTTGTCACCGCTACTATTGGCACTGAACTGGCCTCATCTGGAAGCGTTGTGTACATCAACTTCTCAGCGCCGTCTTGGACGGGGGTAATCACTGCCAGGGGCGCACTGATCTATAAGGCGGGGGCCAATGGCGCTGTGTGCGTTTTGGACTTCGGCAGTAACAAAACGTCTGTCAACACTTTCACCGTGACGATGCCTGCAAACACCAGCACATCAGCACTCATTCGACTTGTTTAAGGAGCGACCATGTTCAACGAAAAAGTTAAGTCTCAAGACACCGCCGCAAGCAGCTTGACTGCTGGTGGCTCCACCGCTGATAGCGCAAGCGCAAAAGGCGTGTACAAAATCCAATGCCACGACAAAGACGGCAATCTGAAATGGGAAGACGAAGCTCCCAATCTGGTGGTCAATGGCGGCTTGCAAGACATGAACGCCAAGTACTTCACAGGCAGCGCCTATACCGCAACTTGGTATCTTGGCTTGTACGGGGCCGCGGCTTCCAACAACCCCGCTGCTGGGGACACCATGTCTTCCCACGCTGGCTGGACTGAGGTGACTGCGTACAGCCAAGCCACACGGCCTGCTTGCACGTTTGGAACCCCCACGACTGCCAACCCATCGGTTGCCACCAACTCAGCTTCTCCTGCTACGTTCAGCATCAACGCTACGACGACTGTGGGCGGAGCTTTTCTGACCAGCAACAGCACCAAAGGCGGCTCAACGGGTACGCTGTACTCAGCCGCTGACTTCAGTTCACCTGGGGATCGTGCTGTTGTTTCGGGCGACACTTTGTCGGTTACTTACACTCTGAGCTTGGCAGGTTAATCATGGCAACAACTTTTAAAAAAGGCGACGTTGTTAAAGCTGTCGCAGTTATTCCTGAAGGCCCGGTGCTTGCTCTGCGCATGAGCGAAGAGGGTGTGGTGTCGTACTTGATTGAGTGGACGGACACTGATGGCGCAGTTCAACAGCGTTGGTTTGAAGAGTCTCAACTGACAGGAGCATGATCTATGGCTTTAGTCCTTGCGGATCGAGTCCGTGAAACCACCACCAGCACAGGCACAACTGCAATAACGCTTGCTGGCGCGTACACGGGGTTCCAGACCTTTTCTGCGGCTGTAGGCACAGGTAACAGCACGTACTACACCATTGCCAACGTAAGCACGGGGGAGTGGGAAGTAGGTATTGGTACGTACACGTCTGGCGGAAACACACTGTCTCGCACGACTGTGCTGGCTTCCAGCAACAGCGGTTCGCTTGTGAATTTTGGCGCAGGCAGCAAGGACGTGTTTGTCACGCAGCCCGCTGAAAGAGCACTGTACGTGGCCAGCGCAGGAACCGGCCTGAGTTCCAAAGTCACGGCCTTCACCAACGGCGGGGTTGTCTACGCTTCGGACACGTCTACGTTGGCTACGGGTAGTGCGCTGACTTTTGATGGAACAACTTTTCAATACACTGGCGCATCAAACTTTGCAACATCTACAGGCAATGTGGGTATTGGGACAAGTTCGCCAAGCGAAAAACTCCACGTTGTTGGAAAAATTGCCGTTAGTGGTACTAACCCATCTATCCGACAAACTGTTCAAAATGCGTATTTAGATTTGTGTGGCGGTACAACAGTTGGTACTGACCCAGCAATTCAGATTGCTGGTAGCACAACCACATCTGACGCAAACAAAATTTTCTACAATGCCAACGCTCATGTGTTTCGTACATCATCTGGTGGGTCAACTTACGCCACCATAGATACCAGCGGTAACTTGGGATTGGGTGTTACGCCTAGTGCTCAATACAGCACAGTTAAAGCGATGCAAATCGGTGCGTTAGGTGCAACAGTAATTACAGGCAATACCAGTGCAGGTGGCACAAGTTCTTTTGGACAAAACTGGTACGTTGACCCTACTACGGCAAATTTCTTTTATGCTGCCGCAACGTCACAGCCTGCATCTCGATATTCACAATATGCTGGCCAACATCAATGGTTTAACGCCGCCGCTGGCACAGCAGGCAACGCCATCACCTTCACCCAAGCAATGACCCTTGATGCAAGCGGTAACTTGGGTGTTGGTAGCACATCTCCAAACATTGCTGGTGTAAATAAAGCCATTACGCTAAATACAACAAACGGTACAGCAGGTGCTATTTATGAAATTGCTATAAATGGAACAAATTATGCTTACCTGTTTTCTAACGCATCAAACACAGTTCTAAGCAGCGTTCAAAACCTACCATTGTTATTTAATACAAACAACACAGAACGCGCCCGTATCGACTCCAGCGGTAACTTGGGTGTTGGTGTTACATCTATGTCACAGCGTTTAGTTGCTGGTGGTAGTGCAAATACCAGAATTCAAGTTGATGGCTCATCAACTGGTGGTATTTATTTCACTCAATCAGGTTCTAATGCAGGAACGATTTCTGGTTCTACATCTGCAATGATGTTTTATGCGCCCGGCGCAAGTGAATCAATGCGTCTTGACAACAGCGGTAACTTGCTGGTGGGGACTACGAGTGCTACAACCGGAAATGGAGGATTTCGAGTTAGGGTTAATACAAATGGGAACAGTGGATATACCAATGTTCAGTCTGAAAACCCAACAACATCTTCCATTTTTTCTACTTGGGATGTTTACGCTAGTAGCGCGTATCGCTTTTATGTAACCTATAACGGCGGTGTTAACAATTACCAAGCCAACGATACAAACCTGTCAGACCGCCGAGAAAAAACTAACTTTGCTCCGGCAGGTGATTACCTTTCCAAGATTTGCTCTATTCCTGTTCAGACCTTCAACTACATCGACCAGAACCTTGAAGAAGATGCTGGCCTGACGCTTGGTGTTGTAGCGCAGGATGTACAAGCTGTTGCTCCTGAGTTGGTAACTGAATCAAATTGGGGAACAGAAGAAGAACCCAAGATGCGTTTGTCCATCTACCAAACCGATTTGCAATATGCGCTGATGAAAGCATTGCAAGAACTCAAAGCAGAATTTGATGCCTACAAAGCATCTCACCCATAAACATTAAAGGAGTAAACCATGAGTACCATAGTCTGGAATGTGAGTCAGTTAGACCGACAAACCTCAGATGGCTTTGTCACCACCGCACATTGGCAAGCAAATGCAACAGATGGAGATTATTCCGCATCTGTGTACAGCACTTGCTCATGGCAACCCGGTACACCCACAATTCCCTATGACAGCGTAACCATGCAAGAGGTTCTGGATTGGTGCTGGGCATCGGGCGTAGACAAGGATGCCACGGAAGCATCTTTGGCG